AAGACCAGTATGACCCTTTATTTTATGACTACTTTAAAGTGCCTTCTATTGAAGAACACGAACAACTACTTCAGATATTCAAAGCGTGTTTGAGCTGCATTGACGATATAGAAGAAAAAGTTGGTAGAGAATGTACGTGGGGGTATATGCTTGGCGATACAACGCTTACACAAGTTTATTATGTAGGAGATTCCGACACGATAGGCAATAATGCTGAACAGTCTGGAATAAAATGGACAGGCTGGTGTGCAGAGCATGATAAAAAGAATTTTATGGACCAAACTTTTTATGAGGTTTCTCCGGGGTGTAACAATGGAAGTCCTCCAATAACACAGCTTGTTGGATGTACAGAGGTTAACACAGGCTTATTTGAGCCCGCAGACTGCATATCTAACCCTTTAGATTATATACGTGATATTGAGGGACCTTATGGTTGTCGTTGTAAAAATAGATATGATGCAGGATTTTCAAAGAGAAGTAACTGTGCAGGAAGTATGGCAGGAGACATTGATGGAACTCAGAATATGACCCACCTATCTTCAAAAATACTGTCAGATTGGGATGCTATCATTACAAGCGGAAGCTCGAACTGTTCTACTATGGTTAATATAGTAGACCCATATACTTGCTCTAGAATTGAAGAAGAAGACGGAGAACCAAAATTGTACGTTCCTTGGCCAACAGGATTGACTCCTGAAGGGGCTACAATCTCAGGAGGAGATGTCACTGGATATGCAGATCCATATTGGAATGACAACTATTGTGACTTTGTAGTGGGAGTTAGAGAAATAGTAAAAGTAGAAGCTGACGAATGTGCAGATCAAGGCTTAAATTGTGGAGGGCTCGAAGCGTTTCAAGCTAGTGGAAATGTGATAGAGTACCCATTCTATAAATTACAGGTTGCTAAAAACATCCAAACTGATTTTAACTACTTCGAATCGAGTACAGAATGCATCAGAGCAAACTCTCCTACGCCAACAGGAACTGGAGAAGACCCTTGTGGCTCTGACTGTGTGTGGATGTGGGATGGTTCTGATTGGTATGTGTCCAGTAGCGGAGAAAATTGTTTAGACTGTGGAACGGGCCCATCAAGTCCGGGAGGGATGATTAATGACGTAATAAGTCATCCATGTGACTGTAGTTAATTTTTTGGAGAATTATTAGTGGCTAGAAGAAAAAAGACAACCACACAAAGTGAAAGGCCTCAGAGAAGGAAGTCTTTAAAGGCAAAAACCGAAAACCAACAGATTTATATAGATGAAATGATTGATGAGGATGTCACATTCTGCTCTGGCCCTGCAGGATCAGGTAAAACTAGCGTAGCAGTAGGACTGGCATGTGAGTATCTTATGTCAGAAAAAGTAAAAAAGATAATTATAACTAGGCCTGTTGTGGAATCTGGAAGAGGATTGGGACATTTGCCGGGAACCCTCATAGAAAAAATAAATCCTTATCTAGTTCCGATCATTGAAGAAATGAATATGTATCTGACACCTACTAGGGTAGATACTCTAAGAGATAATGGAACTATAGAGCTCTGCCCCCTAGAGTACATGAGAGGAAGAAACTTCCACGAATGCTTTATGATTCTTGATGAAGCGCAGAATGCTACGTTTGAACAAATAAAAATGTTTATAACAAGGATAGGAAGAAATTCTAAAGCTGTCATAAATGGAGATCTTAAACAAACAGATCTAGGAAATGCTAGTGGAGGGCTTGAAAGATGCATGGACACTCTTGAGCTAGTTGAGGGTGTTGGAGTTTGCGAATTAGATTATTCTGATATTATTCGCAGTGGTATTGTTGCCAGAATTCTTAAAAAATTACATACCTTTGAAGGCTCTAATTAATCAATATCTGTTATAATAGTATAACTACTTTTATAAAGGAAAATAAATGAGCAGGTATGTATATCAATATATAAATAGTGCAAATAACAATCCTCCACCGTTGTCTAACTGGAGACTTGTGGTATTAGATGTAAATGAAGATGCAAAAATGCTTTCTGATTCAAAGATTGTATTTGAAAGTCCGTGCTGCGAAACTAGAGAAGAATGTGATGTCTATCGCAAGGAGTTTGATTCTTATGCCTGAATATAGCTATCTTTGTGATAACTGTGGATATAAATGGTCTATCTTTTGCCATATGTCAAAGTATAAGAGTCGAAAGAAATGTCCAAGTTGCGGCAAAATAAAAAGTGTTCACAGAGACTATGAAGAGGATGAAGTCTATGGCAGCTATAGCTACTCGTTATCTGAAACGAAAACGCTTGGTCACTATGCTGATAAACAAGCCGAAAAGCTAGGCAAGAGCAGAGTTGAAGATATGATCCAAGAACAGAAAACAAAAACAAAAGATACTTTGTCAGACAAACTTACCGATGGGATGAGTAAAATGGATCGTCCCAAAGATGCCAAGAATTGGACAAAGGAAAAGAAATCTAAAAGAAAGAGGAACAAGTAATGGAGTTTGTAATTAATCAAGACAAAGAAGAAAATAACGATTCTTCTACAGACGTATTTACAATCTACGGCAAGCAAGAGTTTCAAGACTCAAATGGTTTTCCTCGTCTAGAAGAAAGCAATGAAGACCATGCAGATGCATACGCTAAAAAAATTGTTGTAGGAAGAAGAACCAAATACTATGTAAAGCGTGGTCGATATGGGCGTCTATATAATCCAATTGGTCTGTACTCGGAAGGTACAGCAAGAAAACAGATGAGACATGCGGGTCGTCCAGAATGGGAGTTCAAAGAAACAACAAAACAAGTATTTGATAAATATATTAACTTTTTAAAGACCAAGAATGTTGCTTGGTTAAATAATGCAGAAAGGGATTCATAATGGGAAAACTATCTAATGCAAAAAAATTAACTAAAACAGAACAGTATGCAATTCAAGGAATGTATAGCAATGGGATGAAACCACCTGCAGTCGCTCAGGCGCTCGGAAGAGACCTAGACTTAGTTTCACAATATATAGAATCTATCGAGCAAGATTCAAAAACTCACACAACAATAAATACCACAGCAAATGGTAATCGTGGAGTGGCTATTATGACCGAAGCAAGTTCGCAAAGAGTAGATGCAATGAGAAATCAAGCAGGCAATACACACAAGAATACTTCATCTATTCATAAAATTAAATAATGGCGAAAAACAGAACCGATAAAAGTCGCTACCCTTCTCGCTACAGTCCTAATGGTTGGGTCTCTGCTCCACAATACATTACTGAACTTGTATGTGAGAAGAAAGCACAAAAGGAAAAGAAAGAGCTCCCAATGAAATTTTGGGAGATTAAAGAATGGTGTAAATATTACAGGTATCAAATCACTATTGCCAATAAATTGATCAAGGAATTTGGCGAAGAACCTGTTATCGCAGCACTGAGAGACAATCGTTGTTGGTCTACGTATTCTTTACGTTCACCATTCTTAAAAAAGATAATTGAAGAAAAATCAAAAGAAGTTATCGAAAGACCGGCGAATACTGAGTATAATATAAAGGACTCAGAAGAGGTCAAACACAAAACAAACAATACTAAGAAATCAATTATTTCAAAGCTAAGGGATTTAGATGAATAAAGACATTGTCAAAGAATATGGCGATGTCCTTCATGATCCTGCTTCCATTACAGAACGACCGCTTAAGGTTATATCTGTAGGGCCAAAACTAGACATGGCACTTGGTGGTGGAGTTCCTGAAGGATCACTGTTTATTATGACAGGGCCAGAAAAGGTAGGAAAAACCGTAACAGCATTAACATTCTGTGCAAATGCTCAGAAGTATCATAATCGTCAGATATATTATGCGAATATTGAAGGTCGTCTTAAAAAGCGCGACTTAGAAGGAATCTCAGATCTTGATTTAGATCCAGAAAAGATGAGCATTATTGCTTCAACTGAAGGGAATATTCTTTCTGCTGAAAAGTATCTAGGAATTATTGATAACATTGTACATACTCAACCGGGAGCATGTGCTGTTGTTGACTCGTTCTCAGCATTATCGAGCGAATCGGAACTAACAGGAAGCCTATCAGACAATCAGGTTATGTCTGTACAGAAGATTCTAGCCAAATTCTGCCGTAGAGTTTCCAATGTACTTCCAATTAATAGAGTTACTGTTATTGGTATTACGCATCTAATGGCAAATGTCAATAGGTTTGGTAGGGGAAAAACAAAAGTAGAGAAGTCTGGCTCGGCATTAAAGTATCAGGTGGATGTTAAGCTTCACGCTACACACTCAACGCCTTTAATGCAAGGAGAGACTCAAATTGGCCAGACGATTCATTGGCAAATTGTAACTTCTGCAATCGGACCTCCCGGCCAAAAGGTTGAAAGCCATATCAGATACGGTAAAGGGATCTGGAAAGAAATGGAGCTTGCGGATTTACTTATTGATTTCGGCTTGATCTCTAAAGCTGGTGCTTGGCTGAAGCTTCCTGATGGTGAAAAGGTTCAGGGTAAAGCAAACTTTGCACAGTATCTTGAAGACAACCCAGAGAAGTATAGTGAATACAGTAAACAAGTATTTGAGATGGTTGGCATTGCACAACCAGAAGATTAGATCGAGTTTCATGTAGCTATCTAGTTCAGTCTAGATTCATCTCTTCAACTCGAAATAGGAGCAAAGATGAAAATCAGAGACTTAAATAACGAGCAACATAGCTGGAGTTTATCTGGTTATGTGATCAAAGCCAATGACACTCGTCCTCGCTCCAAATTACATCTGACAGCTAGGGATCTGCTCAAAGAGCTTTTTCCTACTGTTCAGATTTTAGAGGAGGTGCTCGTACCATTAACTAGAAACGAGCGAGCTTATTTTGATTTCTATATCAGTACAATTAAGCTTGTTGTAGAAGTCCACGGCGAACAACATTACAGATTTAATTCCATGTTTCATTCTTCTGCACAAGATTTTGCGAATCAGAGAAGAAAGGACATGCGAAAACAAGACTGGTGTGAGTATAATAATATTACATACGTGGAACTACCGTACAATGAGAAAGTTGAAGAATGGAAAAGCCGAATACTCCAACGGAACGATTAAATAAATTAGACGAAATCTTAGATCAATATGAATCAGGCTTAGGACTCTCCGCATATTCTAATAATTTTCATGACGATTCAGTTCATGAACTAATGAATATGCCTCGGCAGCAAATGGAAAAGCTCACTGTAGATCAGTGTGCTGAAGCTGCACTTGCACTCGGAGGATTCTCGTTTTATCTGCAAAGATCTTATAATCGAGAAGTAGCAAGGGTTAACTGGGCGGAAGGCGCTATTAGAAGCGTCATCTCAGGAAGAGAGAGTCAATACAGAGGGTCGTGGGATAGTCAATATTATCAGGCTGCTAATGAAGACGGGTATACTAAAAAGCTTTTAGCTATTAAAAAGTATGCTCAGCAGCGAGCTGATAGATTGACTTATCTCGCATCCTCGACTAAAAATTTAAGTGACTTGTACATTAACCTTCAAAGAGCAAAGATAAATAGAAATGGATAAGAAAGAAGCACTACTAAAACTATTAAGTCAATTCTCTGAAGAGGAGATCAACGAGTTGTTATCCGCCAAAGAAGAAGACGATAACGATGGTGTGTTCACTATTAATAAAGATAAGAAACGTCGTCGTGGAAAAGGCAAGCGTAAGCGTGGGAATAATAAGAATCAAGAAAACAAAAATACTGATTTTGTAAATAAGTTCGATGAAATGATGGGCAATATCTCATTGTCATCTGATGAAAGAAAAGAGCTTGATCAAGCGTCGAAAGCAGATAAAAATGCTAAGCCTAATCCCCTAAGAGGAAAGAGGAATAAAGCAGAAAAAATAACCATAAAGTGTATTGGTTGTCATAAAGACTTTAAAGTTTATCCATCGTCAGTATATAATAAAGATCGCTGGCGGTGCAACTCGTGTATTTCAGGAAGATAAAATGTTAAGTGATTTACCAGCAGAAAGAGCAATCCTAGCAGGGATTTTTCGTTACGGATCAGAAGCATACTATGATGTCTGTGATATAGTATCGGAAAGTACATTCACAGATGAATCTAACTCAGTCTTATATTCATGTATGAAGCATGTTTTAGAAAGAGATGACACTAGGTCGCTGGATGCCCCGACCATGATGTCTGCCGCAAAGGAACTTGGCCTTTCTGACTTCTTTAACACGCAAGAAGTACAACATATGTCTTCCGTAATAAAGTTTCCAGTATTGCTTCCTAATGTCAGGAAGTTTGCTGCTAAAGTAAGAAAGCTTGAGATTGCACGTATGATGCATGATCAACTTGAGCTTACTCAAGAAAAGTATCTAGAAATCAAAGGTGATGAGCCTATCGCCAAGATCTTAGGTATGGCCGAGGAAGGTGTCATGGATATTACATCTATGGTAGCTGGTGAAGATGAATCCCCAACTCAAATGTTCAATGATGTCGAAGAACATCTAGAAGAGCTTTGCGAAACTCCTGTCGATCAGATTGGTATTTCAACCGGCTTCCCCAGATATGACTATGCCATCGGAGGAGGTTTTAGAAAGGGAACTGTCAATGTTATTGGGGCAAGACCTAAAACGGGTAAAACATTGCTCGCAGATAATATGGGCATTAACATCGCCAAGCAAGGCATTCCTGTTCTTAATTTAGATACAGAAATGCGTAAAGAAGATCACCAGCATAGAATGATGGCTATGCTCTCCAAAGTTCCGATTAATGATATTGAAACAGGCGCTTTTGCCAAAAATCCAGCTACTAAAAAGAAGGTTATGGATGCGGCTAAGGAAGTAAATGATCTTCCTTATTACTTCAAGAGTATTGGAGGAGCGTCTTTTGAAGAGCAAACATCTATTATGAGAAGATGGATTAGTAGGGTTGTAGGATTAAATGATAAAGGAAAAGCAAACGACTGCGTGATAATTTATGATTATCTAAAGTTGATGGATTCCGCCGAAATAAAAGGCGACATGAAAGAATTTCAGATTCTTGGATTTATGATTACCGCCCTACATAATCTGTCCCTCAAATATGAGGTTCCTATTTTAACTTTTATACAGCTCAATAGAGATGGTATTACTAAAGAGTCAACAGACACTGCTTCTGGCTCTGACAGAATCATCTGGTTATGCTCTAACTTTACAATCTACAAACGTAAATCAGACGAAGAGATTGCAAAGGATGGCCCAGAGAATGGCAATAGGAAACTTGTTCCTGTGATTTCAAGGCATGGAGAAGGCATACAGCCCGGAGACTATATAAATGCTGAACTAAAAGGTCAGTATGCTATGGTTGTTGAAGGTAAGACAGCTTTTGAATTAGACAATGGTTATGACAACGATAGTGACGGAGATTACTTTGGCGATGACGAAGACGTTCCATTTAAATAATAAAAAGATCGATTATGCTAAAGTTAGAACTTTAGAAAAAATCGCTGCTCAACATATAGATCAAATTCTAGAGTATTTTGACACTAAGAAGTCATATTCAAATGATATATTGATTAAATCATGCTGTCCTATACATGGTGGAGATAATCCAACAGCTCTTAACTTTTATCCTAATGGTGACTTTAAACCACACTTTAAATGCCGGACTCATGGCTGTGAAGATATTTTTGGAAACAGTATGGTAAGCCTAATTAAAGGAATACTATCAAGAGTAAAGTATGGCTGGGAAAAAGAAGGTGATAAAGAGGCTACATTTAGAGAGTCTGTTGAATTCTTACTATCTTTTCTAAATAAAGACTTTGATTCATTAGAAGCTTCAAGCACCAATATAGAGAAGATGAAGTTTGGATCT